TTCGTCTTTTTGACGACTAGACGTCTTAAAGTCAAGTATGGCGTTCTTCCCTCCGACTTGACAGAAAAGATCAGTTCTTCCAGCAGTCTTTAGATCATGCGAATATAAGGGTATCTCATTGCCGTATACTATATCGACCATATCTATATATTTTTGTATAGATTTAAACATTTCTACAGTCAATGGCATTTGCTTCTCAGCGAACGATTCATCATTCAACATGTACTTTTCACACATGGTATGGAGTCGTGTGCCTCGAGTGGCTGCATGATTTGATATTTTATTTGCTTTTTCTTCTCCTACTTTCTTTCTCCATTCGTACAACCATCGCTTGTCAGACGCACTTCCAAGCACAGTTGTTACAGATGGATATTTTTCTCCAGTAGGAGTTGAATAATATCTCTTATTGTCTTCGATAAAAGATTCCAGTTCGAGGAACTCCATTTCCTCGCGCTGAAAAAATTTATTACGTAATGCCGCGCTTATGTTTTGCAATGATGTATTCCTTCACTAAGCCAGATCTTACTATATCTTCAATTTCAAACTCAACGTGTGAGAAACCTTTCATATCATCGAGTATGTTTATGAAAGACATTAGACCATTTTTTTCATGATAGTTTAAGTCAGACTGACGATAATCACCACACATCATCATCCTGCAGTTATCACCTAAACGAGTTATGACAGAATCAAGTTCATGAAAATTCATGTTGTTGACTTCGTCTACTATGACTATGGTGTCATAGAAAGTATTACCACGAATAAATGAAGTAGTAGTAAAGTCAATTATTCGTTTTGTTTTAAGTAGTTCGTACGCGTCACCTCTTCCAAACAAGTCACTACATATCGTTTGATAAGGCATCTCATATACTTTTGTTTTATCTTTGACAGAACCAGGAAGGAAGCCAATGTCCCTAGTAGGAACGGCGCTCCTAACGATGACTACATTTTTATAGTGAGAATTGTTTTCCAGTATTTCTCTAAGAGCTAAGTACAATGAAATATAGGATTTTCCAGTTCCAGCTAAACCATGAAGTAATAGGTTGTACCCAGAGTTCCATGATTTAAATGCTTTTCTTTGATTTTCAGTAAGAGGATTTATTCTTTTAAGTTTTAAATGATTTCTACTGATCTCTTCTTGCTTTTGTTGTTGTTTATATTTTTTCTTGTTTATTTTTCTCTCAAAACGTATTAATTGTGCTTCGTCGATGTGCCCGTTTAATATCTTTGAGTTTGTCTCTAAAAGCATCGTCCGGTTTCCTTAATCCTATTCTTATCGGATCTACCACTCCGATAGAACTGGTGTGTACTTGTTGAAGATTTGAATTCTGCTCAAGGTATTCATCTTTTAAACTAATGGATTTAAAAAATTTATCGAACACCTCCTGCGTATTTTTATCTTGAAAAGAATAGGTTGGCATATTAGTCTTCCTCGGAGTACTTAATAAGATCTAAAAGATTTTTAGATCTCAATGCATTATGAATAAATTTTTCTTTACGATTCCTATTAATTTTATGAGCATGTTTTGGTTTCTTATCCAAGAAATCTTGATCTTTGTTATGACGCTGCTCTTTATACGACTTACTCATCTACGACCTCTTCAAATATTCAAATCAGGAAAAGCTTGACGAACTATAGTTTTATTTATTCCACTAAATGCACTTTTTTTATCTTTCATTGCAAGAAGCAATTTAGCATCATTTGGATCTATTGATTCCAACAGTTGAATAAACAAAGTTTCTCTTCTTAAATTTGTTAAGTTAGGATTACCTCCCTCAACAAACAAATAAAGTTTTCTTAATTCAGATAATAATCTGCCTTCTATATCTAGAAACTCACATGGCTTGTAAGGCGGGTTACCTTCTGGTAGAAGCCACTTAATTTCTGGATCGTATGTGTATCTAAAAATAATCTTAAATGATTCTGCGAATCTATGATTAGATAAGGCTTGAGCTTTTTCTTTATTTGAAGATAATTCTGATATTTCTTTTAAAAGAACATATAAACACTTGTTCATCGTTTAACCTCAAAAATCATTGATCGATTCCATCAATACTTTTAATTTATTTTTAATAAAATAACCAAATAATTTTGATTTATCTTTTCCAGATTGCGTCTCAAATTCATTCATGATTTTGTCTTTTATAGACTGCGGAGTCATAGATAAATCGATTAAGACTTCATTTCTTTTATAGTTACGAAGCATTTCTTCATTGCAGAATTCTTCTGGCTTCTTCTGTATCCATTCGGATAAATTCTTTTTTGTTACTGGCTTCTGTCTAATAGAGTCTACAAAACTATTGTCTGGTGAAAGAAAATTTGGAATTCCATCACCCACATCTCCCTTTAATATATGTTCTTTCATGAACATTTTTGGGTTATCGGTTGTTACATATTTCTTATTTATGGGATCGAATTGCTTAACAGCAACGGAGCTGTTATATGACTGCAATTGAATAAAGTCTTTATCACCAGATAGAATCAAGATGTTTTCTTTTTTAGGAAGAATTTTATTAGAGAATTCACAAACTATCGTGCCAATGATGTCATCTGCTTCTGCATGATCTATATGAATAACTCTATATGGGAATATTTCTTTTAGCTCTTCACGAACTGTGTTTAAGTTTGTGAAAATCAGACCCCAATCGATATCAGATGTTTCTCTACTTTTCTTACGATTAGCTTTATAGTATGGAAAAACTTCTTTTCTCCAACTACGCTTTCCATCAGTAGCAATCACCAATTCGCCATAATCTGCACAGAATTTTTTATAAAGAGACCTAATCGTATTAAGCGTAGTAGACCGAAATAAGTCTAATTCGATTGGAGTTTTACCTAGGTGTTTGCCATAAAGTGCCATTATGTTAGCAATCATGACTTGGTTCAAATCAAGAATAATCATTATATTCTCCAGTATTATTCTTCTATAGTTTCTTCATCTACGAATAAAAGGTGTTGATCGATTATATTTTGAATAGGATATTCAATCTCATCGTAGCGAAGTAAAATGGATTTAATTGTAGTCATTAGAAAAGCAATGTCTTTTGTATGATTAATATGATACCCATTATCAATCATTATCCTAACATTTTCTTTTGTCATTTCTTCTGCTAAAACGTCAGCAATTTCCATACGTGATAATCTAATTTTTGTTTTAAGCTCTTCAACAGTTTGAGGAGGAACATCATGTTTTAATCCAGGAAAGACAACAATGTTATCTTTCTGTTTTCCTTCTTTTGCTTTTGCCATGAAAGCTCCTATCTAATTACTCTTAAAAGAACTGTATCATCATTAATTCGACCATTCACTTCAATTGGTTTAGTGGTTAAGTCTGACATTAATTTCTTTAATACGATCTTCCCTCCATCCAAAACTTTTGGAAGTGTTTCATTTGGTTTACGAACTTTCTTTTTAATGGACAAATCTGGATCAAAGTTTTGAATAGTTGTGCCTTTAATACTAAAACCAGATGGTCCTAGAGCATTAAACACTGTCAATTGATTCAACTTAGTGTTGAAAATCCAAAGCTGTTGTGCACCAACGATTGACTGTGGATCAACTGATTTTATTTTTAACTTGTTAAACTCTTTTTGAAACTTTAGATTATTTATCTGTTTTTCAACAGATACTGGTTTCTTTTTCTTTGGATTTCTTGGTTTAGATGTTTTTACATTTCCAATGTATCTTTCAATATCAGAAATAAGATTAGACAACCCCTCATAAATTTGCTTCTTACGCTGTTTACTTAGATATGCATATCCTTCGTTTAAGCATTCATCATTACCCTCTAGCATTTCTTCAAACTCATCAAAATAACTTCTTTTAATCATAGAAAGAATATGATTACAGATATGAGAATTAAGCTGTTCTCTCTGGAGATAATCATACAAAGAAAAATTAATTTTACTAGTTTTATTAAAATACCAATCGTCAATTATTTCTTCAAGAATAATCATGTGCTTCTGAGCTATAGCACGAATTCTTTCCTGAATTGAAATTACATTATCATTAGACTTAACTTCTTCTTTAACTTCCATCTTATTCTTTAATAAGAGAGACAACCTTTCTTTTAGGATATCATTCAAATCGCCAGAAAAAGTAGTGCCGTTATTTGTCATTCTACAAATAGAAGATGTAGTCTTCTTCAAAGAATCATATGATAAAGAAACGATATGATTAATTTGTTCCTTGGCATAACCATTCTTTTTCATATATTCAGAAAGCCATCTATTACAGTCTTTTTCATCTGACATGTACGAATACCAATTCAAAGACGTAATAAGATCTACGTCAGTCTTTGACGATATGTCTTTCTTAATAATTGGCTCAAGACCATAGAGCTTTTCGGCTATGATTTTTTCATCGGTTTTCATTGAATTAACTTTTTCTTTCTAAGAATAGAAGATAAAAATATTTCCCATTCGGCTACACGCCGATCCCAATTATATACTGCGTCGATATAAGATTTAGTTGAATCCAAAGAACGAACTAAGTGTTCACTTTGAACGTTAAGGATCGCTCTGTCTAATTCATTGTAGAGTGAAATCATATGATCTCTTGGATCTTCCTGATACTGATACATCCAAGTTAAGTTAGCACCCGTTTCATATAGCGCTCCATAGTTAGGATGGACACATAGGCACTTAGCGCTCATAGCTTCAATCAATGCGATACAAGAAGTTTCCAACCAAATCGATGGGTACGCAAAGATGTGTGCTTCTTGCAAAGCCTTTCTAACTACGTCGTTGCTTTGGAAGCCATGATAGTTGATATTAGGGTGTTCTTTACAAAGATCAAACAAAGCTTTATATGGTTCATCCCTCTGTTCCCAACCATAAATCTTAAAGCTAGAGAACACATCCAATTCAATGTTATTATACTTCTCTGCCAATTTTATGAACACCGGTACCAAGATCTGCAACCCACGATGAGGAGTTGTATGATAAATCAATTTAATCTTATCGTACTTCTTTTCAACAGAAGGAATAGGTTCAATAGCGTTTTGCATTACAAGACACTTGTACCAAGGAATCTTATAATGATTGATGTAAGATTGCATCTGCCAATTAGATACGAATACTAACTTTTCAAACTTCGTGTATCCTCCAGCCTTAAGGTGCTCTGATTCTGGGTCACCAGGTAGATCATGCAACCAGTAGATAGGAATAAGATTAGAATCTACTTCCCTCACTCGAGAACAAATAATTTGAAACTTATCTAGAATTTCTGGATTTAGTTTTTCGCCAAGAGTGAACTTCATCCTTTCAGTTCCACCCATAGCGTTTTTAGAAACTTCATCTGTTGCAATTGGCATATTCTTTTTCCTCAAAGAAAAGAGGGGCCGAAGCCCCTCTTCTTATCACCTTAGACGTGATTTACTAGAGCTCGATAACCAGCTGCGATTAGCTCGCGAGTTGGTCGACCCATCCGATAAAATGATTCCGTGTTCTTACGGCGATTAAAGTAAATCGAATGTCCTTCCTGACGAAGGTTAGTAATTGCCGCTGTAGGATTCTTCAAACCATAGCGAGAAGAAATCTGACGGCTGGTCAAACGAGCACCGCTCTCAAGTGCATTGAGAAGCTTTTCAGTCTTAGACATAAAATAATCTCCAACATTAAAAATCTAGTGACGGTCACTAGCACCCTTCAAGTACACTATAATAGTAATTTATAGTGTAAAATAAGTACACTACATTCGACGATTGCGTGTTCCAATTGTTTTTACGTCAATGTCGTCTGTAATGTACTGATACCCACCTTTGTTATACATCTGAGCAATCCTCTTACTCTTAGCTAAGATTGCTTCGCGAACATGTTCTGGTTCACGGTTAAGATTAATCGGATCCATGATTGATGTACGCCCGCATACTTGTGCATCAGTAGATTCTATAGACTTGATATGTTTTGTAGTTCTGTAATCTGTGTTACTCGGCTTGTATTCGTTAAAGCCGCGGGTATAAGTCTTTGCTTTAAGTGATGTTACTTCTGGCATTTTGTTTTTGGTACGCCATTCATTATATTCGACCAGTTGGGCTTTTTGAGCCTTGGTCATTTTTGTCTTCTTACGTGAACTGTTTGTAAATATATGAATCATCATGATACTTTCCTCAAGTAGTCAAAAGTGTCTTTCCAATTCTTGACTGTTTGAACATTATATCTTTTATTTTTAATATTGTACATAGCCTGTGCTAGAGGCTTATCATTTCCTAATGCATGTGTCTCATTTGCTATGAAATTAATGAATTGTTGCTCATCAAAATACTTTAAAATCTGAGATTTATCTTTTCCCTTTTCACAGACATCGATGCTTGTTTCGCCTGAAATAAAAGCAGTCAAGGAAGGAAATGTTTCATTTATATGTTCTACAATCTTTCTTCTTTCCTTAGAAGTCTTGTCCCATGTAACATATCGCTGTCTATCTTCCTTTGAAGCAGTTTTTCCTACAACTGAGAAACTTATCAAGCCAGTCCTATATTCTATATTAGGCCCAGTCCTAATTTTAAATTCGCTGTTTTTAAGAACGTATGAAAGATATGTCATTAGATTAGATGGAGGTCTCCAATTACTAGTTACTGCTTCTTTCCCATTCATCCAAATTGAATTTCCTCCAGAAGTGAACAAAGCTTTACAGCTAGTCAGCAAACGATTACCTAGTCTTGGTAAAATATTTTGATAAGTATTGTTGGTACATAGATATACGTCCCTCTTAGGGATCCAGCTCTCAAGCCAATGCATGAAGTGAGAATCTATTGGCTCATTTGGATCAGCCAAAGTACCATCTACATCAAAAATGTATACCGTTTTCATTTTAAGTCATCGTAATAAAGGGTTGATATATATTGACCGTCCAGGTTATAACCACAAGCTTTTAAAAAAATAGTAAAAGATTCAAATACTTGTGCTAATGTTGAGTATTCAGGAATAACAAAGTCAATCGGATCAAAATCAACATTAGAATCTTTTGATGATTTAATTACAAACTTAGGCATCTTCGTCTTCTTCACTTTCTTCATCATCTTGAAAAGATGGAAGAATTTCATCGTCGAAGATTGAAACTTCACCTTCAAAATTATAACCAATCGCTTTTAGAAATTGATCAAACGCCTGACACATCTTTTCCAAAGTCAGTCCAGGTTCTACATTCATGTTAACCGTAATAAATTCATATTTATTAGATTCATCTATATTTACGCTAAAGTTATGCATTTTCATTTTTAATCCCATAGGTTTCTATAGTGTTTGCCAAACAAATCAAATCCTTCTTGCATGCGATCGGCGTGCTTAGCCGATCCCTCATAATCATATTTGTATGTATTATCAGGGCCATATTTAACTTCAAACAAATTATCTTCTTGATTTCTGACGAAAGTAAAATCTAATTTCCCAGATTGGAACTGTTGTTCCCAATCAGTATTAATTTGTTCAAATGCCCAAATCATCTTATCAAGAATTTCTTGCCATTCTTCATGCCCACGTTTCCATGCATCTTTATCTCCTTCTGCATAGAATGGAAAACAAAGTTGAGATGAGCCTTCTGAACTCTGTTCATGCGCAGTCATCATTGGAGAACCATGAGCGGTCTCCTTTAATTGTTTAAGCAATGGAACAATGATTAATGCTAAAGTTGTATCCATATTCCAAGTATCATACTTATGAATATGAATTTTAATTTTGCGATCTCTTTTGGTATGAATCCATTCACACAATTTGGAACACCATGAGTCTTGATTCTTTCCGGCTAGAAGCTCAGAAAGTTTTTCATGAAGTTTATAGTCCCATCTTCGTGACAAGTTTTCATCAGCATATCTGTCATGCCAAAAAAACACCTTGTCCATAATTTGGTATGGACCGATATAGTCTTTATAAGGACCAA